CATAGTATTATATTCACCCAAAACCTCATTTTTAAATTCACGAGATTTGGACATTGCTGCAGCTCTTTCAATTAAACCATTGACAATTACATTTGCTTCTTTTGGACTCATGCCCACAGAGATTAACATTTGCAATGTCTTTTCTTTATTCATCCAACTTTCAAAAAAACCGAAATTAGGTTTTTTCATACTTAATCCTATTTCACTTTTATCGGCTAGAATTAATTTAACATCAGCCTTTGGCTCTGGATTGCCACCACCCAATTGAGCAGCATTAACAATTTTAATTTTTTTACCGTTTAGTGTAATAATTATTGGTGCATACTTCTTTATCAAAGCAACTAAATTTCTCTCGTTAGTTTGTCCTGATATGTTTTGCATTCTTATAAACCTTTTTTAGAAATCGTTTCCAAACTTTTGGATCACTTTTGCGAAAATGCATTCGATACATAAAGATGGCTTCAGATTCTCTCCAGCCAATTTTATGAGCCTTTCGTAACTTATTTATATCTAGTTTCTCAGCCTGAGTTTCGTAGGCATGAGCGTCGAGTTCATCAGGATTGCCATAATACATTGCCTTCATTTTGTTCTGTTTAGGCTTCGGCTTGTATTCCTTTTGTAAAAGAAATGGGCGATGTCTCTGCTGATGTTTATGGCGATACTCATGGTGTATCGCACGAATAATCTTTACCGCAAGATTATGAGCACCCTTTTCTGTAATGACTACTTTTTTAGAATCCTCGGGGAAGTTTAGACAGATATAGATATGCTCAGGGATTATATCTGAAATTCTCATACAATAGTGACCATTTACAATCACATTATGATCGGGATAGTATTCGTCATCAAATCTTTCTGATGAGAAACAAACGATATATGGCTTGAATGCTTTATTCAGTTGACGAATCATAGAAGGAATATGTTTCTCCCCAACCCAGTTTTTGGACAGAGCATAAACCTTCTTTTCAATCTTCTTCAGTTGCATTACACTTTCAGATTCTTGAATTTGTCTGCACTTCGACCACGATCAAAGACTGGCTTTGAATCATTTTCTTGCATCACAGCATCTTGGGCTTTCTGTTCAAGATCGTATAGTTTCATCTTTGCGCGATCAACTCCAATTGTGAACCTTTTATGAAGGTTAGGATCGTTATAACGATTCTTCAACTGCTTCACAAGCAACTGATTCAATTGCTGCAGTTCTTCAGTACTAACAAGAGCGAACATAAAGTCAGCAGTAGCAGGGAGACCAAAACTCTCCGAAGTGTCTTCCAGCCCAGGATCAGAGTTACTAAATCCTGAGCGAGTTGTCTGAGTAGCTGAAACAATAGGTACGTTGTTCTCAACCGCGAGTCCACGAAGTTCCTCAGCGATCGCTTTGATATAGGTATACGAATTGACATTTGCACCTGCCTTGATTCTTGACGATGCACAAATATTTAGATAGTCAATAAAGATAATATCTGGACGGAAGTTCTTCTTGAGAGCCAGATCGTTGATCAATGCTCGGAAGTGAGCAGGATTCGCAGAGGCAGTTGGATACTCTTTGATGATCAACTTACCCTTGACGGAAGTCTTGAGTTTACCCATACGCTTCTCATACATATCTTTCGGCATGTTCATGAGATCGTCAAGAGAAACATTGAGAAGATTCGCATCAATACGTTCAGCGATCTTCTCTTCAGCCATTTCAAGAGTTATGTAAAGAACGTTGTAGTTCTGAACCAAACAACTAGCAGCCACATGGCACATAAACAGAGACTTGCCGACGCCAGTACCTGCAAGAGCAATGTTAAGGGTCTTTTGCGGCAATCCTCCTTTAGTGATCTTGTTGAAATACTCAAGATCGAAGGGGATTCTTTTCTCGATACGATGATAGAAATCATACCGATCAGCGTAATTATCCAAAAAGTCGTGACCAATATGAGGATCGAAACTAACCCCCAGAGCATCAGACAAAAGAGTAGGAATGCTTCCTTTGCCCCTCGCTTGATCTTTGCCATCAAGGATCTGAATACTGTCCATGATAGCATTATAGATTGCCTTTTCTTGGCAAAACTTTTCTGTAGTGTCAAGAAGCCATTCGAGTTTTTGTTCTGATGTGTCATTGGCAACTTCCTTCAGGAGTTCTAATGACTTATTTAACTCAATTTCAGTGAGTTTGGTAGATTCTTTTAGACTAATCTCTAGTGCTGCTGTCGGAGGCAGACTGTTGTACTTTAGAATGAACTCCTTTATTTCCTCGAATACTTTTCTTTCGTGACTTTCGGTCAGGTATTCTTTCTTCAAAAAGGGCAGAGTCTTCCTCATGAAAGACTCGTTCCGCATCAGATTCGACAAGATCAGTGTTTCTGTTTTCATTGCCTTCCTTCATCGCATTGTCAATAGCACTCAGAAGTATACTACGCATCACATTAGAAGTAAATCGCTGAAACGATTTGCTTTTGGTATTGACGTTGTTTACATTCGAGATAATATCATAATCAAATGTCATCAAGTTATTATCGCCAACCTTGACATCAGTATACTCTACAATCACACCATCATATTTTCCCAAGAATTTGACAGCAAAACTTCCAGGTGGACCATTGAGGTCCACGAAGAATGTGTATTGTTTGTCAATCTTGAAACGTTTTTTGACATACCAAAATTCAAGTTTAGCGATTAGTTCTTCAATCATCTTCTGACTCATCTACGCTAGATGAAAGATTACCAGCAACAGCAGAACTGAATTGATATGCGTTGCGCACCCAATCCTTGAATGCTTCATCAGCAAGAATGCTATCCCAGAATTCTGCGCATTCAGTATCAGCCATACGCCACTTCTTGCCTTCAACTTCGCCAGTTGAAGTATTCACCTTTGCATACCAACCCACATTGGGCTTCGTAACATGACCAGACTCAAGTGCCATATCCAAAAGACCACTGTACTTGCTAATGCCACCATCGAAACGAACAGTGACAGGGATACGCGCCTTTTCGCGAACATATCGAGATTTCTCCACGTTGATGATGAAGTTGTATCCAATCAAATCAGTGCCTTCTTTTTCCTGCTGACGACCAAGGATGTAAATGTTATCTGCAGAGTAATAAGAGCCTGTTCCGCCACCGACAATATCCTTGGGATACAAACCTATTTCTTTATAGGTGTGATTTACTACAACCATAGGAATGTCCTTCAGTGTAAGGTGTGGTGTCACCATACGGAACAGGGATTTGATTTGCTTTGCGCGACTCATATCAGCAACAGACTTACCATCCATTGCATCTTCAACTTCTTTCTTTGAAGCCAGATTACCAATCGAATCAATGACGATCATTACACGCTCGCCACGCTCGATGTTACTCAACTGTTGCATGATATCAAACTTCAATTGCTCAACGTCCGTGATTGGAGTATGAACAACGCGATCGGTGTCAATGCCGAAAGATGTGAAGTAGTTTTGTGGAGTACCAAACTCTGAATCGTAGAACAGAACGACGGCATCTTGATACTTGTCTTGGTATGCCTTTGCCATCAAGAGACTGAATGCAGTCTTGAAGTGCTTCGACGGACCAGCCCACATTGTTAGACCTGGAGTGAAACCACCGTCCAGATCACCAGAGAAAGCAACATTCACTACAGGAATGCTCGTCTGAATCATATCCTTTGCAGCAAAGAACTTGGACTTTGCAAGGATTGCAGTGTCCTTGATGGTACTATTTTTCTTCAGTTTTTCGAGTAGACTCATTTTCATTCACCTTATCTGTGTGTTGAATACCAAAATCATCACGCATCATAAAATTATAGATGCTGTCCTTTATACCTCTATTGTACTTTATTCCAGCCTTTTTGTCAACCTTTTTCTTTTTGTCAAGAATTGGTTCTTTTGGTTTATTTGTATACGAGATATTTGCTGCAATGAGTAACAGAACTGCGAGCGGATCGAATACAAGAACAATGAGTATTATCACAAATCTTACAGCACTATCGAAATAATTTACTGCTTCCTCTTTACCATAAATCAATTCAGCAATATACTTCAGTGGACCAACCTTTGCTTCAGATTCTATATTAGAGCGGCGGAGGGGGACGAGTTGATCAGTGAGTTCGTCAATCTTAGCATCTGAAGATTCAATTGCAGTATTCAATGCAGTTCTTTCTGCTTTCTGTTGAGTACGGACCCTGGCTCCATCTAGGAAAGACTTCTCAACAACTGAATCTAAAGAATCTAAAGATCGCTGAGCATTATCAATTTGTCTTTGCTGACTCGCAATTTGTTGTTCAATTCTTGCAATCTCAAGAGAGTTATCTGCCACCCCAATAGACGACTCTAGGTGAACTTTCGAGAGATAGCCAAAAGTTCCCAGTGATGTGATGAACATCAAAATAAAGATTGCAAAGATAAAGTATCCCTTGATTATTTTGGGAGCAATATCCCAATTACGATACAACCAAGAAGCAGCCACCAGTTTGGCAAACTCTAGGCTTGCACCCATCAAAGAGATGGCAAAGATTGCACCAGGAAAGATAGCAATCAAACCAATGATTGAGTAATAAGCAGCTGTGCCTGACAACAACAAGCCAGCAATGAGTGCGAGTAAAGCCATTTATTTTATCCGAAAAACGAGTCCAAAGATTCGACCTTTTCAGTTTGCCAATTTATCGCAGAAAGGATAATATCGAGAGGCTCAATGAATGACTTTTCAAATTGAAGGTCGTAATCTATATATTGCTCGGCATCAAGTTGTTTCGGGATACCTGACAAGAACGCAAGAGTATTATTGTTGTAGATGTTCGGCTGTTTCAGATAGATGAACTTGATCTTCTCACCTTCTTGAATTTCTTGATAGCGTTTGTTGAGTTTCATTTCACGCAGCAAGTGATTGTAAACCAAAGCACCTTTGACATGGATCGGCGTTCCCTTCTTGAAGATGTTTGCAGCATCAGCATATTCCTTCAGACCATTGACTGATCTTGGGAATGCGATGTCTTCAACAGGAAGTGTTTTGAATTCATGACGAAACTGTTCGATGAACTTATGCAGATCATCTTCAGTCTTTGTCATGATGATACTGATTGCCTCCTTAATCTTCACACGACAAGCAGATGGCGTTGAAGACTTGACAGCCTCAAGACCCATGATCTTGAGTTTGGGTTTGGCATACGCAACGCCTTCGCTATCATGCACGTTTAGAATATATCTTTTCTTCGCAGTCCAGATTGCCTTGTCAGCCAAAGACTCACGCTTCATTTCCATACGCTGTTGGAATGCATTGACATATTCTTTCAGTTCTTCATACGACGAATCAATGAACGGCTGAATCTTGTCATCGCAAACTTTGTTCATGAACTTGATCACTTTCTTGGTGTCAGAAGTATCAGGATAAAGTTTTTTGACCAGCGGACCCATGTTCAAATAAATTGAGTCAGTATCAGAGGCGATGACATAATCCTCGCCTTCAGTCTTGAGAAGTTTGTTCATGTACTCGTTGATCTTCTTTTCAATCCAACGAATAGACAACTGACCTGCTGTGGTGATGCCTTCAGCGATACGAATATCAAAGAAGCGGAAGTATTGATTGCCCAGCGCACCGTAAGCAGAGTTTAGAGTAACTTTCTTTGCCAATTGAAGATTGTTATATCGTGCAACTTGTTTCTCAAGATAATGAACCTGATTCTTATCTTCAAGAACAGTTTCGATTTTCTTTTTGGCTTCAAGTGCCAACTTCTTGTAGCGTGTACGATCTTTGTACATGCTATCCATAATCTCAGGTAGAACACCCTGCTCTTGAGTGCGGAACAACTGACCATTCGGAGTTACCGTAACACCAAGATCTTTTAGAATGCTTGTATCAACTTCTTGGTTGAGCAGATTATCAACGTTGATATTACAGTTGCTGATAAACCCACGCATATTGTCATTGTACTTCTTCGGCTCGACGAGAGTTTCCATCGAGATGTTATACTGCATGATCAAGTGAGGATACAGACTGTTCAAGTCAAATGAAGCAACCCATTCGTGCATACCACAAATGGGATCTTTGACATACGCACCTTCGTATTGCGAACTCTTTACGCTTCGCGACATCTGCGGGATTACAATCTTCTTGCGTAACAAATAGTTGTACACAATCGCATCCCACATACGAACCTGCGTGAACACATCGTCGTAGTTGACCTTGTTATCATACGCAAGAGTCAAAGCCAACTCAATCAACTTCATCTTATCTTCGAGTTTCTCAACAAGTTCAACGTCCTTGATGTTATACTCAATGAACTTTTGATAGTCTTGTTTGTAGAGTTGATGTAGAGTTTCGAACTCAGAATAATCTAATTTCTTTTCACCCAACTCAACGTGAGCAATGTTATCAAGACGATAAGACTCTTGCTGTGAATAAGTGAACTTGCGATAGAGTTGGATGTAGTCAAGAATGGCAATTCCAGAAATATCATAGAACTGCACTGGGCGATTCATCATCACCGTTTCGCGTTTGCTGATACGATTCCAAGGCGAAAGTTTCTTGGCTTCATCCTCACCAAGAATCTTGGTGATACGATTTGCAAGATATGGAATATCGAATTGCTCGACGTTCCAACCAGTGACTACATCAGGGTGCCACCGTGTCCATAAGTCGAGGAATCTTCGTATAAGGTCGGACTCATCACGGCACTTTGCATAGTGCACGTCGTCACGATGCTTGCTATAATCGCCGCAACCAAACACAAAATAATTACCCTTGACTTTGATACTGATTGCTGTGATTGATTCGTTTGCATCTCTTGGCTCTGGAAATCCGTTTTCGGATCCAACTTCGATATCAAGATAGGCAATAAGTATTTTACTGACATCCCAAAGAATATCGTCAGGATACTCATCAGCAATATAAGCATACTCATAGCGATTATTCCCAAAAATAGGAAAATTGTCGACACTTTCGTACCTCTCTAAAAATTCACGACACTCTGGAATTGTTCCAGGCTGAATGGGTTTTACATTCTCGCCAGCAAGAGTTTTGTATTCAGATTTCTCTTGGCTGGAAAGAAAAAAGGTCGGACGGAATTCAACTTTCCGTCTGACCCTTTTATCGTTTTCAACGCCTCTTAGAAGAATAAATCGACCAGAGACGCTGACATTGGTATAAAAATCGGACATATTACCCCGTGATCAAACCCTTGGGAGGCACAACAATTCCTGCGCCGAAGATTTGATTATACCCGTTTTTCACTTCATCCGCAACATCAGCAGTGGTGACAAGTTTGTCAGCATGAATTGTAAACGGACCGTCGGCTGCTTGCATCCAAGGCATGAAGCCAAGCATTGGACCCTTCTCACCACGCTGCATCACACAAGCGACTGGATTCTTGAATGTGATTAGATCACCTTCTTCATTTACAATTTCGACTACTAATTCCTCGCCACTTACGAGTTTGAGTGCTTTGATGTTCGACATTTTGTGTCACCTTCCTTTTGTAATTATCAAATAAACCTTTTTCTTTTAGACCTTGAGGCATACCATTTCTATAAAATACACCATGATCCATGACCCAAGTGTCTTTACCAACCTTCAGCGACCACCCATTGAATTCTTTGATCTCAATTTGTTTACTGATCAATAACTCTTTGAGTTCAGATAGCGAGTTCATTATTCACTATCACCTGCGTCACGGTTCTCAGTATTGTGACGCTTCATCTTGAATCCAACATGATTGGCATGAGCGGTGATGAATGATCGTCGAAGAGAGCCTCGCTCATGCGAATCTTTCACCCAACCATAAGTCTCAGCCATAGCAAGAGCACGCTTCAAACTGCGCGGCAGTTTAGCATTGAAAAAATCACTACGATTAGCCATTTAGAAGTTCCTCACATTTTCTTGTAAAACGTTCGTTCTGTCCTGGATGAAAACTTTGGTACATATGCCAGAACATTTCATTTCCTTCTGTACCAAACGTTGTGCCAATACCATACTTCGGCATGCCATCAGCAAGATCCCAATACGGTGGTGCATCTTTTGGTTCCCAACTCATACGAATTGGTGGAGCATCATAGCGTAAAGGCATAATGATCTCAATAGGAATATTAGCCTCTCTTGCCTTGAAAGTCAACTCTTCGCCAACATCACCACGATAATTTGGCAAGAACGAGGGATTGCCAAGTTTACGATAGAGTTCAGTTGTAAATGTTACATTGTGTGGTGCCGCAAATACGTGCTGACCATTTTGAATATGATTGCTTCGTTGAGCGTCGCCAATAACCTTGCCAGCATATGCTTGCTCGAAGAAATAGTCCAATGCTGAATTGTTCAACGGCAAACAATCAATATCTAGAAACATGATGGCGTTATGATTTCGTTGCTCTAGCATATCGACGAGTCTGTCCATCGTATAGCCTGGAGGTGCTTCTGTGTAGATATGGTAGTGTGGGATGTTAGACTTGTTATATTTCTCTACCACTTTCTTTTGTAGAGCAACTAGATTTTTGTCGATGTTACTCATAAAGATCGACGCAATACAAGGACTATTCATTTCATTCTCCAATTTTATCAGTTATGGTTCCCCATATTGGCTTTATATCTTCTTCCTCTTCTGAAGGAAAAAAGTCAACCTGTTTTTGACAAACTGCAACGTAGTATCCGTTCCACCAGTTTCTATCATAATGAATTGCATTGTCTATAGTTTTGATCTCTGAGAAGATTTCCCATTCCTTATGGACTTTCAGAAAACAGGATTCAATTCCGACGCGAGTTCCTTCTCTAACTTCAGCGTTATTCCAATCATCAACAATATAGATAAACACATCATCCATATTATTGATATAGGAAGTCAATGCACGAATATGATCATCTCGAGTGTGACCACCATCAAACAGATATGTATCAATGTCTCGAATTTCAAATTTATCTGGTTGTGGTAGACTGAAACAGTCTCCCTGAATACATGTAAAGTTCTTTACATTATTTCGCAAACAGTTTTCTAGGAAAAGCAAAAACAATCCGTTCTTGACTTTGATTCCATGATACTCAATATCAACCTTGAGATCCATTTCCCAAGTATCGCCAGCAGCGAAAGAATCAACTACAGTAGCAGACGCTGGGTTGTTTCCATACAAAGCACTTACAAACGTTGAGCCTGTAAATGTTCCGACCTCTAGGTATCTGGTATCTTCTTTGATGAGTTCGTTGAGAAGAATTCGAATTCTTTTACCAGAGAGACCAGTAAACTTACTCAACTGATTCTCAGTGAGTTTAGTTTGATCTTTATTTGCTAATTCGAGAGCAGATTCAACTCTATCAATATATTTTTTTACTTGATCCATGCGCCTTTACCATGTAGGTCAAACACTTTATCGCCAAAAACATCTTGCGCGGCTTCGCGAATTGGCTGATGATGCCAATCATCGATGAGTATATACCCACCATTTCTCAAAAGAGGGGCATACAACATAAAATCATTTTTTGCCAACTCAAAATCATGACCACCATCAATATAGATTAGGTCTGCCTCAATTTTCCAACTTTGCATTGCCACACCACCATTGTACGAATCAATAGGAAATGGTGTAATAATGTCAGTAAATTCATTTCGAATTACGTTAGAGAGGAAAATTTCGTAGATTGTTGGACGACCATGTCGACGTGAGCCATTTCCTGGCTGAAAAGAACACATGAATGTTAGATGTTCATGAGAACCCAAGAATGTGTCCACACAAACAATTTCAAATTCTTCTCTGGAGATTCCGTGCTTTATACCAAGGCGAGCCATGTTGAGTGCAGATGCACCTTTCCACGTACCCACTTCTATGACTGTTTTTGGTTTGATCTTTTCGAAGATCTCATCAAAACAACCACCTGTGCTTGACCAGCCCTGCTCATCAGAGTTTTCCAACACCAACCCCTCATATGGGTTCACATCACCGTGAATGTGCTGACTTATATTTTTAGCCATTGTTTTTCCATGGAAGTTTATTGTTGTGACGTTGTAACATGGTTTCGTTTCCCTTCAAGAAAAACTCTGCTTGCACTGACAGACCAGTATTGCCTACACGATATCTTACCGTATAATCCCTAGTGCAGTCAAACTTTAGTTTGTTGTTTGGGTGCATCAAGACTGCAGCAATTGCTCTATCGATTTCCATCTGTCCAGGTTCACGGAATTTACGATACCAGACTGGCGTAATCTGCACAGCAACTTCTTTCTTGACGAAATAGCAATTGACGTCAACGAAGAAATCTTGCGGATGAAGGATACTTGCCCACATACCCAGTGATTCGCAATCATCAAGGCAAAGAACGTTATTGTCTTTGTCGATGATCTTGCGGAAAGAGTATGCCCAATCTAGATTCTTTTCTTGAACGAGTTTGACCAATTTCTCAATATGATCTGGTTCAAGAAGATTGTCATCGTCTAACCAGAGATGATAGTCGCCATCTGCGAAATAAGTAGCAGCACCGTACACGCGATGACCGTTGTAACGGTTTGTGCCTGTAGGATACGGTAATACGCACACATGCTCATTCGTTCCATTGGGAAATTCAGCAGCCAATAAAATTTCGTCTGCTTTTTGCCAACGTTCTTTTCCGTCAACCACTACAATGTGTTCAACGTTTTTATATGTTTGCGCACGAACTGACGCGATGCATTCACCAAGGAATGGATTACCCGTTGTGGGTGTGATTACTGTTACTCTCACTTGAAAACCACCAATGATCCAGGACGCTGTTCGTTGAGTCGAGCCTCAACCTTCTTGCAAAGATTCTCATTATTGAATGCAAAGATGAAATCTCTTCGAGAGATTACTTGTTTGTAACCATATTTCTTGATCAACTCTAGAACCTCGCTCTGTCGATCTTTATTCCAATCAACATTCCAAGATTCAATCATCAAAGGAGGGAGTTCATTGACTTCTACAGTTTTCTCAATACCCTTTACAACTTCAAGTTCAGTACCTGATACTGTAACCTTGATCAATCCAACTCGAGCGAATCGATAATCGTCTAATGTTCTCAATTCAAAAACATCAGTCTCATTGGGAATTGGTAGGTTACGATTCACATAGTTGTCGCGAGAAAGTGCAAATGAACCATGGTTCATTGAAGAAAGATCAAAAATGAAACTATCGATAATCTCATTTTTATCCCAAACACCAACTCTATGGCAACGAACGTTGTCGAGTTGATTTAGGAGAGCGTTAGCGTTCAATTGAGCGTTGAGCGCAGGAACTGGTTCAAAGCAATCAAAGATATGTTTCTTTAGATATTTTACTGCTAGTGGTATAGTGAATGCACCCATACCAGAACCAACGTCGATAACCCTACAGTTGTCCCTTTCGCTGAGAATAATGTCAGCAATTTCTAGATTATAAACATTCCAATAATTATTCTTTCGAATCTCATCGGAAATGATTTCTTGTTGAGCGAACAATGCATACTTGATGCCCTGTCGCGTTTCATGTATTTTTACTTGTGGTTGCATTTTTAGTCCCAAAGATTCTGATAGTATTTTCCAAACAAACGAAAGCCATTCCTTTTGCGTTCCCAGTATGCCTTGGCTTTGACTTCGTCATATATGCCCTTATCGACAGTGACCATTTCTTTCCAGTCTTGTCCTTCAACATCCACCCACTTATGTTTGGGCTTCTTGATCCAGAAGTTCGGCTCGCGATCTTTTGAATGCTCGGCGAAAGTCCAGA